GTAAATCTTCACTTCGTCCAAATCCGCGTAGGCGTATTCCGTTCCGTAAACGTCCTGCAAGAGGCTTATTCCCGTTAGTGTGCTGGGAAGCGTTACCGTACCTATAGGCTGGGTGTCTAAGTACAGGGAAACGTTGTTACCTGCCTTACGGATGACAAAGAAGCCCCAGCTTTCGGGTTCTACGTCTATCCACAAATCGCGCGAACCGTCAAGAAGTGCCGTATTACAAAACATTCCTATACGTCTGCCTGTATGCCCGTCCGGGTAGGTGTTAGGCTTCAACCATGCCAATATGGTAAAGTTGCCCGAAAGGTTCAGAATGTTCTGCGTAATATCCGCGCTTCCTTCGCCGTCGAAGTGTATGCAGTTGCCCTGCTTACCGCCTATAAAGCTGCTATCGTGTACGGCTGCATCGTATCGGTGTTGCGAATAGTCGTAAGCAACCGTAGAACCTGCCGCTTCGTCGAAGGGAAGGTTAAGTGTTAAATTCTGTTCTGATGCCATATTACTTTTCTTTAATTGTTATTACTGCGTCTTCTGTCGCTTCCTGCGTTACCTTTCCGCCGTGAAGGAATACCGTAACGCGGCTTTTTCCTGTAGCCTTGATGTGTGCCGTCGCGCCTTCCACTACGTAAACATTTACATAGCTGTGTTCGCTGGCTTCTACGTGTACGTCTGAACCCTTACGCGCCCAAATCTGACCTACTGCGTAGGAATTGAACGCCGCTTTACCTGTTGCCCCCGTGTAGGCTACAAGTCGCTTCGTGTTCGTGACGCTGAACGGCTCGTTTTCATATACGTTGTAATGCCGTCTTATATCGTCAAACTCTCTTCGTAACGGCTCGCTTGGGAAGTCGTTTGCTTCCACAAAGTCAAAGCCTTTGAAGTACAGGGCTACAAGCCTTTCCTTACTCTGTGCGCTCAGAATGTAATTGTACCACTCCGAACAAATGCCAGCCGCCTTTGCTTCTGCGGCTAAAGCCTTTCTTAGTTCCTTTAGTTCCATACGCTGTTATCGTTAATCTGTTATACCATGTCCTCTTAGCCCGTCGTCTGCTGGGGCTGTAAGCCTGTTAAGTATTGCAAGCAGACGCGAAGCTATAACGCCTACGTTCGCGTCAATGTTTGAAAGCCTTGTTAGCTGCTGGCGTAGAAGGTCTAACGATGTTACTTGGTTCATACGTACCGCGTTAGCCTGTCCTGCAAGCAAATCTATACTTTCTTGGCTCGCTCCCTTTATAGCTCCGCTTAGGGTGCTGGGGTCTTTCTCGTTAAGCTCGTTAAACAGGTCTTCGTAAACCTTGAAGGCTTCGGCGAAGTTTGCCCCGGCTTTGGCTACGCTATCCCTAAAGCGTTTCTGTTCCGCTTCCGTTAAACCGTCAAACCTTCCGTTTCCTTCCGCGTCAAATCCCATGTCGTGCTGCAAACTCTTAATAGCGTCCTGTAGCGGCTGCTCTAAGAACCGTACCTTAAGGGCGTTTATAACCGCGTTGCGTAGAATGTCGCCCGATACCTTGTCGAAAGCCTTTGCCGCGCTCGTTCCGTTGGAAAAGGCTTCTACCAATGCGTCGCCCAACTCGTCGGCGGCTGTCTTCGCGTCCGTCTGCGTGATGCTCTTGGTAATCTCCGCTATTATGTCTTCAATCTCGCGGCTGGCTTCTGCTATCTTTTCTTCCCATTCCTCTATTCTATCCCAATCGGTTTTCTTCTTGCCTTTCTCGTCGTTAATCATGCCGCGTAGTTCTACTTGCTGCTGGCGAAGGTTGCGTATCATTGCGCTTTGGTTCTGATACACGGTTTCGCCTAACGCTTTATCTACTTCGTGCTGGAGTGCGGTGTATGCCCTTCCCAACCGGGTAACGGCTTTTTCGTGCTGCTTGATAGACTTTTCGGCTTTGCGGTCTCGGCTGTTGAATAGGTCGAAGGCTGACGAAAGAAAACCTACTGAACCCTGTATAATGCTTAACGGGTTGCCTGTGGCTATACCGCTTGCCAACTGCGACGCGCTGCCCATCATGTCGGAAATGTCGCCTAAAACGTGTTCGGTTTCCTCGTCCATGCTGATACCCATTTTCTTCATGCCGCTTACCACGCTGTCAAAAGTGCCGCCTATAAAGTCAATCGTACTGCTTACGCTGGCGAAGGTGTCTTTTAAGCCTTCCTTTAGGGTCTTGGTTGCTCCCGTTTCCTTGTTAAGTACGGTTTCCAACTTTTCTAACTCGCCTTGCTCATCAACCGAAAGCCCTATAGTTATCTTCTTCCCGTTAAGTGCTTCTATCTTACGGCGTAGGTAGTCAATATAACTGCTTCCCTGCTTAAGAAGGTCGGCGTAGGCTTCTTTTGCCGCTCCTGCTAACGTCTCATCGTCGCTCTCTACGGCTTCGGTATATTGCTTGTACTGCTTCTTCTTTTCTTCAAGCGATTTTATAAACGGGTCGTCGCTGCGTAACAACTTGTCGGCGTTCATGGCGGCGCGAAGTTCCTTTAGGCTGTCTTTTAACGCTAAAAACGGGTTTCGCTTATGCAGTTCGTCCTTTGCCTTCTCTAACTGCTCGTTAATCGCCTTTAGGTCGGCTGGGTTGAACTGCGCGGAAAGCGTTACCTTTTGGCTGTTGATGTCTGCCAAAAGTTTGTTAATCGTCTTTGACGAAAGCGTACTTAAGTCGCTAAACAGTTGATTCCAACTCTCGGACTGCTTCAACTTCTCGGCGGCTAACTTGCTTATTTCCGCCTGTTCCTTCGCGTTTATCTGCGCAATCATGGCGAGGTTGCCCTGCTTCTGCGCTTCCTCGCGTTCCTCTCGGAACTTCGTTTGTATGTCGCTTATTTGCTGCTGGTAGGTCTTGTATTGCTCCTTCAGTTCGTCGTACCTCTCGCTTGCGCTGCGCTGTTCGTACTCCTTTCGCTTGCGCTCCAGCCCTGCTAACGCGGCTTCGGCTACGGCTCTTTCCTGCTCGGTGCTTGCTTCGGCAATCTTCTTTGTCAGCAGTTCCTTCCTACGGGCGTAGGCTTCTTCAAACAAAATCTTTTCGTTAAGGTAACTTGCGTATTCCTGTAGCATCTGCGCGGTTTCCTCTTTTGCCTTTGCAGTTAAATCGTTTTCGGCATTACTCAATATCTCGGCTTCGGCATTGTCCGTATCGCTGTTATCGTTCTTTAGTTCCGCTTTCCGACGTTCTATAACATCCAACATTTCGCCTATAGTCTTGCAAGCGGCTAAATCCTCTTGAAGTTTTTTGTTAAAGTCTGAAAGAACGGTTTGCTTTGTAGTTTCCGCAATCTCGTTGTTTATAAACTGGAGCTTACGCAGGTCTTCAGCCGTCTTCTTAGCCTTGTCGCTAATACTATCGCGCTGGCGTTCCAAATAGTCAATATAACTGCTTCCCTCTTTAAGCAACGCGGCAAACTCCGTATCGGCTGCGTTCCTAACGGTTTCGTCTGCGCTTTGCTTCCATTGTAGGTATTTGGCATATAATTTTTTTCTGGTGGCTAATTGCTCCGCGTATTCATCTTTTTTATCGTCGCCTTTGTTGGGCTCTGAATTTTTCTGCTTATTATTGTTACCACTTCCAGCCGATAAAATGCCTAATTCTTTAATTTCTTTTTCCGTCAGTTTAAGTTCGTTCGTGACGTAATTAAGGGTTTTGTCCAGCTCAGCCTGTGCTTCTTTATGAATGGTACTATTTGTTTGTCTCGCTTGCTGGATTCGGTATGCGTTAATTTTGTCTACCGCTGTCTTTGTCAAAGTAAACGAGCCTGCGCCGCTTTGTCCGCCGCCCCACTTGTACCCGGCTTCAGTAGCTGTAACGCCAGCCTTAACCCAATCGTCGGGCAGTTTGCCGTCCGATGTGCCAAAGCGTTGCCCCTCTTTGACGTTATGATAATAGCCGCCGCCAGCTACGGTACTATCGGCGTTAATCACTTCTTTATAGTATTGTTCGTATGCTTTCATTTGCAACTCCTGTAACGCCATTGCTTTTGCGCGTAACTCCAACGCTTTAACTACCTTTGTCGTATTATTGACAAATATATTATCGGCATCGGTAACGTTATTAACAGCCAACTCCAACCCGTTAAATGCGCTTTGGTTGGCTTTAATCCATTCCGTTTTTTCGGCGGCGGTCTTTAATTGCTGATATTCAAACCTTAATTGTTGGAATTTGCCTACGAGGTTCGCAGAGTTGGTTGCCGTTGCCGTGTGGTATTCCTCAAAGGCTTTTTTCATTTCGTTGGTACTCTTCTTTGCTTCGTCGGCTTTGCCGCTCATTTTGCTAATTAGATATATAATGCCTGTTATAGCGGCTGACAAACCCAGCGTCAAAGTAGCCATTAACGCGCTGGCTGCTGCTGTGGAAATGCCTAACGCGGTTGCTAATCGGGCGTTTGCGGCTGTAAGCATATCTTTTGCCTTTGCCACTATTACCAACTGAAACGCGCTATTCTTGTTAAGTTGAGTGTATGCCGTTTGCAAAGCCATCGTTATGCTCATAACGCTCTGTACTTTCGTCATAATGCGCTGTAGGTTCTCGTTCTCTCCTGCAAACAAACCCATTGCGCCTGTTACGGCTTGGTAGCCGCTTGTCATCAGCGTTAATCCTCCTATCACGGCTTGAAAGTTACGGTTTGGGTTGGCGAGGTTCTTTGCTTGCTTGTTGGCTGCTGCCATCGCCTGTTGCAAGCGTATAACCTCGTCGCGTTGCTTTGCGTAGGCTTCCGTTCCCTGCTGTCCGTTGGCTACCATCTGTTGCAGTTCGGCTCTCGCTTTCCTGTACTGCTGCGTTATGCTTATTGCGGCGTTGTTTACTTTGGTCGCTTCTTCGTACTGCCGTTTCATGGCTGCTTCCTCTGCGCCTAATTCGTCGTAGGCGTTGCGTATCTCTTGCCCGATTTTCTCCCATTGGGCTATCTGCCGTTCGAGTGCCTTAACCTCTACGTTAAGTTTTCCAAACTCTGCGTCGTTGCCTGTCGCCCATGCCTGTTGCCTTGCCGCTTTCAACTGCTCCAGTTTCTGCGTCATGTTTTCGTAAGTCTTCGTCCATGCTACGTCGGTCTTGTCTAAGTCCGCCCGTGCCTTAGCTATCGAAGACGTAATAGCGTTAAACGCGCTGTCTATATCTTTGCCGCCTTTCTTCACTTCGCCGCTAAAGTTCTGCATACTGCTTTTGCTTTGCTCCAATATGCGTAACAACTTGTCGTTAGTTCCGCTTATCTCGAAGGAAATGCCGCCGCCCTGTATATTCATTTTCTTATCGGTTTAATTTGTTAATCAAATTAAGAACTTCGCCAGCGTTGTCTTCTGTCAGCTTTATCTGCGTGTCGCCTTTCTTTGCGCCTGTTTCCTCAACGCTGGGCGCGTCTATAAGCATCCTTTGTACCGTACCCCACGAAATGCCGTGTAGTAAGTAGTCCAACGTCCAGCCGAAGTGCGCACAAACCGAGCCCCGGCGTCCGTATGGGCTTTTTAGTCCTGTTGCTCTATAAGATGCGTCGGGTCGCTGGTGCGTGTTGCGCTCATCAATCTTATAGAGTTTATAAAATCCCCTAAGTTGCTGACGTTGGTAATAAGTACCGCCAGCGTGAACAGCTCGGAAGGTTTTACGGTATGAAGGAATAAGGAAGTAAGCCGCTTAAGCTCCTGTTTGTTTTCGGTTCTCTTGAAGTAGCCGCCTTTGTCGATCGCCGTGTAATAGTCTTCGCCTAAGACTGCGGTAGCTACCACTTCCGCCAAACGCTTGGCTTCTTTGTTAGCCATCTTCTTAGCCGCGTTAAGGTAGTCGGCTTCCTGTAGCCTTGTTTCGTCTATCTCCATTTGCAGCCAAAGTGCGCTAAGACGGTCTAAGGTGTTAAGCGTCGGTTCTTCAATCTTGAAAACGCGCTTTTCCGTTACCTTCTCGCGTTTGCGGAAATAGCCCCAAAAGCCCGGCTTACGTCTGTAGTGCGTAACGTCCACGTCGAAAGTAACGCCTTCCTGTATCATAAGCCGCAGTTCGCTCTGCTCCAGCTCTAAGGCTTCTAATTTGCTGTTGTCGTTCTCTGCCATATCGTTTTAATGAATGAAGCCCCCGAAGGTGGTTGTTCGGGGGCTTCGGTTGAATACTAAGTTACTACGCCTGTAAGATTAGTTACCGCTTCCGCTGCCGCTGTTGCTGTTGCTTGCTGCGGCAATCTTCTTAACGTACATCTTCTTAAGCCCCGTAGTCTGCGGCTTAAGAACCGTACCCGTTACTTCGATAAGAAGCAGCCCCTTCTTGCTGAACTCGCCGTTAATCTTACTAACAAGCTTCATGCGTGGTACTTGGAACATCAAACCCTTTCGCGGCTTGATGATAACGCTTTCCTCTACCGTGCTTACGGTGTCCGGGTATGCGTACACGTCGCTTGCAACCGTACCGCCAAAAAGACGGGTAAGCGTTGTAAGGTCGGGGTTCATGATGCTGAAAGCGAAGGTAATTTTACCCTGCTTGTCGATACTCTCTACGGGGTCGTCCTCTTCCTCTGCGTAGAACTCTGTCGTTTCCGGGTCGTCCTGCGACATCTTACAGGTGTCCTCGTAGGTAAGTCCGAAAACTGTATAGCCTTCTTCCGCGAAGTCGCCAGCGGTTGGCTCTCCTGTCTTACCCAAAATCTTCGACAAACCCAAAGTTACTAAAGTTGCCATAATTCTGTGCTATTAAAAAGTTAATGTATATTCCACGAAATACGGAGGTTTCTGTAATGCTGTCTTACTTCCAACTCCTTAATTACTACGTCGTATTCTATCCAAAATTCGAGGTCGGCTACGTTCTGCGCGTCCAAATATGCCGTCAGTTGGTCGCCAATCTCCCGTAAGCGTTCGCGGTTAGCCTTGTATTGCTGCTTCCCGTTTATCTTTACCTTCTTATCGGCTGCGTATATATTCACGTTCGACGTACCCGTTTGCGGCTTGTCGTGCGTTACGGTAATGGTGTTAATAACTATATCCTCGGCTTTGCTGTCGTCGGGTCTCTCTCCCTGCGGACAGACTTTACCCGAAATAGTAATAACGCCTTCGTTTACCGCTTGCTGGATAAGCTGGTAGAGGATGTCGTCTGTGTCTATACTGCTAACTTTCTTCATTGGTGCTGCTGTTAAACCCAAAGGCGGTTGTGTAACCTACCTTCGTCGAATTTGAGACATTCTCCCGAAATCCTAACCAATCCTTCGGCTTTGGCTTGCTCCACAAAGTCGGCATCTAATAACGCTTCGGGCAGTTCTATTTCGGACGTCAAAACGAACACTTCCGTACCTTCCGTTACGCGCTGAACTTCTACGGGTGTATGCACCAACGCGGAAAACTCCCTGAATACGCCGTTAGCTGCCTGTATCTTCGCGCCCTTGCCGTTCGTTTCCTCTCTGCAAGCTCCGCAAAGCACTATAGCGGCTTCGCTGCTCTCCCAGCTTCCGTTGGCGTTCTGTACGGCTTCGCCGCTGGTGCGCTTATATAGGAAGTGTGGGTATTGGTTCGTTATTACGTCCGAAATTCCTACCATACGTTACTCCTGTTTCGTACCTTCGGCTTGTTGGCTGGTATGATGCCTAACTCTCCGCAGGTAATGTTGTACCACATCTTAATAGCTTCCCAATTCCACGAAACGGAATAACCGCCTTCGCTGACGTTTGCCAAAGGGATAACGGTTGCAAACTCCTTAACTAAGGCTGTCTTTGCCGTAGTGGGGTCTGCTTCCGCGTTCTCGTCGGGAATTAACGCCTTTTGGTTGGCTAATATCAGTTCCACGTCTTCGGCTTTCACTCCGAAACGCTTAACCGTTGTAGTAATCCATTCTTTGTAAGTCATTCCTTTAGGCTTTAGGAAGGGCTGGGGCTGGTAGCTTCCTACGCTGTTACCTGTTTCCGCTGCCAGCCCGTTACCCTGTGTTAGTGACTCCACGTGCTGTTAGCTGTGTCCATCAACCACGAACGCGAAGAGGTAAGCCATGCCGGGAAAGCGTTAGCTATACCCATAGTTACTTCCTCTAAAGGCTCTTCGTTCGCAAACTTCTTGATGAGCGTGTGTCCGTTCATAGCCTTCAAAGCTACCGAACCCTTAACGTTCAAGTCTGCCGGGGTCTTCCAATAGGTCTGCCCCAAAACCTTGCTTTCGTTGAACATTACGACGTTCTCAGTGAACGGGTTGCCGCTGAACGGGCGCGAACCGTCGCCGAGTTCTATCGTGATGTCTTGGTCGATAACGACAACCTGCAAGCCGCGAAGGTAAGACAAACCGCGAAGGGCTGTATTTACCTGCTCCAAACTTGGGGTCTGCTGGATTTGAAGTGCGTTAGCTGCGAAGCTTGCGCAAATCTTCTGAACCTCTGCAGTCTCCGTGAAGGTGGCGAAGGTGTCGAGCGACATGAAGGCGTACTTAAGGTTTACGCCCTTCGCCTTAGCTGCTGCTACGACGGCTTTGAAGTCCTTAGTAATAGGCTTCGCGCTTGCGCTTGTAGCCCAATTAGCAGAACCTGTCTGAAAGCCTACCTTCTGAGCGGCTGGGATTTGGTAATCCACGTCGTATTCACTAATTACGCTAACGTTGTTGTCGTTGTTAAGCGTAATCTTACCGAGGGAAATCTGCTGCAAAGCCATCCACTCCAAACGTGCGGCTACGGCTGTCCAGCAGAAGTTGGTATCTTCCGCCCACGCTTCAACAAGTGCGCGAAGGTTGGGGTTCTGCGAAGTCATGGCTACCATAATTTCGTAGTCGTCCAGCTCTTCGTCGTTCTTGGTGCGCTTTACCGCAATTTTGGGGATATCACCCTGCAAACGGGCAATAGCTTCGCGTGTCTTCTTGTCGATCGACGCGCCACGCGCTACCAAATCGGCGGCAATCTTCAAGCCTACCTGTGCTTCAAGTGCTTTCCACGTAAGCGTATAGGTCTGCTTGAGGGGGAACAAAGTAGGATAGTAGTACGGCTTCAAGTCGTAGGTGTTAATGACGGCTTGCATATCCTTTTCTACAAGTCCGCGCATAAGTGTTGCTATCATAACTTATTGCCCTTTCCGTTAAATTAGTACAATACCCTTCAACGCGCCCAAAAGGTCGGTTGTTACGGGTGGGATTACACTCTCTTTGAACTGACCAATAGTTACGGCTGCTACGAGGTGGTTGGTAAGGGCTTCTACGTCGTAGTGGTCGCCCGTCATAGCCTTTGGCGTTACGGGGAACTCGCCCGACGCTCCAGCGGCTTTTGCCTGCTGAATGGCTTGCCCTGCTTCAACTGCACCAATAGCGGCGTTTACCGTAATCTTGTCGTAGGTCTTTTCGCTCTTGTCAATGGCTGAAATCTTGGCGGCTGTGCTGCCAACTTTAGCCATAACAAAGTCGCCTTCCTTGAAGTGCGAACCTTTTGCAACCTTGATAACCTTTCCTTCGGCTGCTACGGCTTCGGTAGCGGCTGCGGTCTTGATGGCGTGGTAGAGTCCATCCGAACCCTTGCCAATAACCGTACCTTCCTTAAGAACCGTGCCGGGAACGAGGTCGGCGGCGCAAACGGTTACACCGTTGGGAATGTCTGCGACGTTGTGGGTGCAAGCGCGAACGATGCGCTTGTCTTCCTTTCGCTTAATCGTTAGTGCCATTTCTTAATTGCTTTTAGGGTTGTTAAACTTCCTTCCCTGTTAGGGTCGGCTTGCTGGTTTCTTCGGCTCGCTGCTTGATGTAGTCTGCTACGCCCTCGCTAATACCTTCTTTAGTCACGGCTCCAAAGATGGGCTTATCGTGGTTTTGCAGGTCTTTGTCGGCTTCTTCCTGTGCAAGCGTAGCAATGTGCGCCGCCTGTGAAGTCATGAAGCTCTCAAAGTCCGCATCGTCCTTGAAGGTCATACGCCCGAAATTGTCTAACAACAAATCGCGCTTACTGCCTTCCAGCTTAGCCTTGTCTAACGCGGCTACGAATAGCCCCCTACGGGTTTCTGCTACCTTCGCGTCGCTGATGCTGGTAATACTTTGCTGTACGCCCTTCAAGCTCTCCGCGATAAGGTTCTTAACATCGTCAAGTGTCAGATTCCCGTCGGTGGTTTGGTGCTGCTGTTGCTGCTGGTTCGGTTTCCCCTTCTCCACGAAATCATACTTTTCCTTAAGGCTGGTTTCGTAGGTTTGGTTAGCCCTACCTATTTCCGCATCAGCTTTGCTGCGCCAATCCTTAACGAATTTTTCTACCTTCTCGGCGGATAGTTTTCCTACGAGTTCGGTAGCCTGTTCTTGGGTTTCAACCTGTAAGCTGAGCGCAGCTGCCAACTGCTGTAACCCGTCTTCTCGCACGCCCGGAAACGTCTGTTTCAGTAGTGCTAAAATTTCTTCGATTAAATTCATAATTTCTGCTTTTTGCGTTAAAAACTGCCGCAAAGTTACCGTATTAAATTAAGATGTCGGCTGAATTTCCAAAATAACACTTCGCCAATACTTCACGGCTGGGCGTGTTTTTTTGTTCTTTCGTCGCAAAGTTCGTTTTCCCTCCTTTCCCTTTTCCTTTCCCCTGCACCCCTTTTCTTTTCTCTATCTTCCTTTATGTATATATACATACATTACGCGTACACGCGCACGCGCATTCAGCGTTTGTTAAAGTTTTGCTTTCGGTTTTGCTTTTAGTTTTGCTTTTAGTTTTGCTTTTAGTTTTGCTTTTTTTTGTATCGGGTTTTGTATATACAAAATTGATACAAACACCTATACAAAATCGTTTGCGCCTTTTTTTATCGAGGGTTCGCGCGGTTTCTCGCTGGTGCTGGTTCTGCGTGTCTGTCGGTGTTTGGGGCTTTTTGCTGGTGTCGGCAAAATGGTTGTTGGTGGTTCTGCGTCTAACAACTCAATAACAACTATTATAACAAAAGTAATAACAAAATTATAACAAACCTTATAACAAATCAAAAGCAAAACTAAAAGCAAAACTAAAAGCAAATAGTTAAACTTGGGTTTTTCTGTGGCTGTCTGCCTAAAAATTCATACCTTTGCACCAACAAAAACAAATTTAATGCTATATGAAGAAAGTTATTTTAATGCTGGTTGCCCTTTGCTGCGTGGGTGCGGTATCGGCACAGAAAATCAAAGAAAACAAAATCGACAAGTTTTCAAAGGCACACATCATTAACACCTCTTATGAGAAAATAGTATCGGACAAATCCGTACTTGGTTCTATGAACGGGCGGTTAATGAAAAATGTTTGGGTAGCGTTCAAAGGGATAGACGGTACGCCGTTCCTGTGTGTCAAATGGTGTTGTAATGAAATTCTTTCCGTTGCGCAAGGCGATGAGTTGGTGCTTGTGGATAGTGATGGCAATACTCACAATTTCCGCAATATAAAGGCTACGGTTAGCGGAAAGGGTGAGGGTACGGTGGGAGCGTATGGCTCTGCGCTATACGGCTTAAACCTCTTTTATACGGGTGACTTTGAGGCGTTGGATGGAAAGTCTTTTACCGATATGCGGATAGCCACTACCGACGGAAACGCGGACTTCACTATATCGGAAAAAAAGCAGGATATGATAGCCAAACTTTATGCCCTGTTTGCGGCTGAACTGAAGAAATAGAGATAAAAAGAGTTAATTCCCGAAAGAAAAACGCCGCAGGGTTTAGGTTCTTCCAAAGAAAATGCCTAACTTTGCGGCGTTCAAATTTCAGTAGTTACTGCTTGCCCTGCTTGCTTCGGGGTGTTGTAGTAATCCATATAGCATTAGAGATATAATGCTGCGCCGTGCGTGGTAGCGGAAACGCCCACAAAGTCACTACTGAGACTTGAACAGCACGTAGCGCGGCTTTTTGTTTAACGTTCAAAATTCAGTAGTATGAACGATTTAATTTTCAACTCTCCGCAATTCGGGAGGGTGCGGACGCTGGGAAATTCCGAAAGTCCGCTTTTCTGCCTTGCTGATGTATGTAAGGCGTTGGGGCTTCAAGCCGCCGCCGTTACTCGCCGTTTGGCAAAGGATGTGATTTCAAGTCACCCCCTTTCAACTTCGGGCGGTACTCAATCCGCTAACTTTATCAACGAGGATGGCTTGTATGACGTTATTTTAGACAGCCGCAAGCCCGAAGCAAAGGCCTTCCGCAAGTGGATAACGAATGAAGTATTACCAGCAATCCGCAAGACGGGCGGTTATATTCCCGTTGCTGAAACCGAAGACGAAAAGGAAATCTTAACAAAAGCCGTCGGTATCTACGAAAGAACGGTTAAGGCTCTGCGTGAACGGCTGGCTTATACGGAAGTCCACGCCCAGCAACTCTACGACTGCACCGAACGGCTGGAAGAAGAAAAGGAACAACTAACAAAGAAGGTAGAAGCCGCCGCCCCTCTCGTCAAGTACGCAAAAGACGTGCTACAAGCCAAAGACACCATTACGCTGACTCTGGCGGCTAAACGGCTGGGGCTGCGCTCCGTGTATGTGCTTACGGAATGGTTAAGCCGCCGCAAGGTGCTTTATTGGGACAGGAATAGTACGTTTTCGTGGTTGCCCTATTCCGCCTACTCCGATAAGGGCTACTTCACGTTCCGAACTACTACCTTTGTGGCTGATGGCGAACTGCGTACCCGTTCTTACCTCGTCGTTACACAGGAAGGCTTTAAGTTCTTGGCTGAAAAGTTGGAAAAGGACAAAAAGAAGGGGCAAATTTAATTTTTCTGCCCGTTCCTTTGGTGGTTTCGGAAAAAACCGCTAATTTTGCAAGCAAATAGAGGCGTGACCGTCTTTGACGCTCTCGCACACACTTCAAGGGGTTACTTCGGTAGCCCCTTGTCGCGTTTAGAACTCTATTACTTCGTTTTCTTTGCCCGTAATAAAATAGTAGCCATGATACCCCTTCCGCTTAACTTCTTCTATAGCCTGTGCAAACCTGTCGTTCCACTCGTCGAACTGAAACACAACAACCCTTGCCCCCTGCTGGCGCGTGGCGTGTTTGGCGTACTTCAATATATTAGACGGGCTGGCGGTTCGCTTTAGGTCGGCTGGTATGCCGTTAATCATAATATCGGGCGAACTCACGCGAGGAACTTCTGCAAGGTGTTCAATCTTGAACCCTGCGTTTGCCAACACAATACACATTGCTTGTTCCTTCTCGAACTTCGCCGTTTCCTGCTTGTTCCTCTTGGCAAACTCTGCCCTTGCTGCCTGCGTTGCGACGTAGCCGTTTGAAATGGCGTTGCAATAGGTGTGCAACCATACGGCGGTGTCGTAGGCTTCTAACTGCAACTGCGCGTTTTGCTCCACCCAATCGGGCAAAGCCTTTGCACTCTGTAGCCGCTGGCGGTTCTCGCTTACCCATCGGCGTGTTTGGTATGGCAAAGACTTAACGGGGCGGCTTTCGTGGTCGCGTGGCTTCCAACTCTCCAGCGTTCCGTTTTTCCGTGCCTTTATTCTTGCTCTAAAGTCGGCTTCGGTTATGAGTATTGGTATCATGTCGCAACGGCAGTGCGGATGCCAGCCCGTCCAAAGAAATGTTTTAGGGTATCGCCCTGCCAATCGGTCGCAAATATCTTCAAGCGGCACTATACGCCCCTTTATGGTTGTCGTGTGGTTGGCACTCAAACGTATTTCGTAGCCTACTACGAGGGGGTTGCGCTGGTAACTCTCCCATTGGGCGCGTCTGTAGGCTGCGTTCATCTCCGTTACTGCAAGCCGTCGGGCGTTCTTGTATGCTGAACGATATACGCCCGTGCCGGGGTGGTACTTCTTGGCTGCTTCGCTTAATTCGAGGTTGCCCGTCTTGGGGTTCATCACCCGTCTAAACAAAGCGTCGGGGTTGTTCAGGTACTTCCGAATTTCGCGGCTTACTTCGTTGGGGCTTTTGCCTTCAAGTATGCCGTTCTGTATCATCGTTTCTATTTCCTGCTTGGCGTTGGCTGTCAATTTCCAAACCCTGCCCGAAAGCGTTAAGCCGCCTTTCTCCCTTGTGGCGAAGGCGTGGGCGGTCATTCCCTGCCGTCGCTG